TTAAAAGCTCATTATCCCTAGCCAGGATAGCGGTGATTATCTTTTGAAGCTCGTCCCTTCCAACAGCCTTGACCTTTCCATTCGACATCATGATCTCAGAGTTTGGTAGCAATCCGAGCGAAGCCATGGCGAGCATTCCAGCCAACCTGGATCTCTCCATCGGGGTGGCCCTGATAAGCTCACCGTCTACCATAACATCTTCATGCATCGCAGATTCAAGGTCGGCTATGACACTGGCGACATCGCGCTCTATCTCATCGGTTTTATCGACCTTGAAATCATTGGTCATACCGCCACCATTGACCCATCTCCTATATTCATCCCATTTCCAGCTTCCAGGACAAATATTTCTCTCCCCAGTAATGGTGTTTCTGACCCTCTTCCTACTGCCGTCCTCGAATTCATACATAATTATACTCTCAAGTTAACTATCCTGCTTAGTTTTCCAGCTCAGCATCAATATATATTGTAGACCTATATTGCCCCATGCCCGACCCGTTGGCAACTGCCGTAAAATAATAGAAGTGAGTCCATGCACCAATGGAACTTGTTGTGCCAAAGTTTATATCGCTAGACGACAAAGTATCCCTGCCGTAATTATACACCCTTGGCATTACCGGCAGGTCGGTTATCATTCTGTAGGTCTGTCCAGAGGTAACTTTGCCGCTAAATAACACCTCGACAGTTTGGTAGTATCTTTGGCACATTTTCAACTCTGTCTGCGGTGAGTATAATTCGAACTCGCTAGCCGACGAACCTTTCTCTAGTTGTACGTTAGCTATGTCAAAAGTACCCGACTGCTGGCCAAGAGACGCAGTCCTTGAGTCGAAATCACCACCAGCATCAAACCAGAATACCAGAGATAGGTAGTCGTTACCATTCCATTCGTCGAACGTATTGCCTTTTATCTTTCCAGAGACGGATGGTATATCGATGGACAGCGTAAACTTCTGCCACGAAGCAGTTAAACTTATTTTTTGTGAGCCTATGCCGTATACCGTATCGGACGGAACCACCCCTCCAGTTCCGAAGAATTGATACAACTCAATCGCCATATTCCTAATGGCGTCTGATTTGGCCCAAAATGTGAGTGTCGCCATGCCCCCAGACAGCGTTTCGACATTCTCTATCTTCTGCTCCTTTAAGCAGTAATGATCAATACCGGGAGAGGACGCAACCACTGTCCTTGAAAAGAATTTTGGATTACCAGGTACGTCTGTTTGGCCATTGGCAAAATTTTCCCTGGTGTGCGTGGCCAGCGATTGCCATCTACCATTAAGCCACCTGTCGTCAGAGTAATACCCATCTATATCAACCTGGGTAGTGGCCCTCTGCCATACATTGAATCCGCCATTTATGATTACATTTCTTCTGGCCCAGTTTAGCGTATTCTCTTTGATAAGCACTGTTCCGTCGCTATCTGGGAAGGTGTATGTTCTCGATGCTGTATTTGAGTTGGTGAAGAATGAAGCTATAGTTCCAATAGCGTTCATTATGTTAATTTTTAATAGAGTAAGTCCTGCGTACCCGTCCGCGACATCTTTTTTAGTACTATCTAACGATCCTATCCTGGAATTGTATGTTGTGTCAGAGATGGATTCGATACCGTCTGCGGCACCATTGACAGAAACACCCTGGCCACCGTGACCAACTATAGCTGGAAGCTTGTTCATTCCAGTCTCAATAAGATCGAATTCAGCCCTGATTGGCGAGCTATTGGCCCTAGATCCATCAGCCGGAACCCCAGCTGCATAATAGTATTCGTTTGGCATAAATCACAACTCCGCGTCAGCTGTATATGTGCTGATGAAATAACCTGCAGTTCCAGTACCAGTGCTGGCCCTGGTTTCCTCCACGGATGTTGATGTCACCACCGTGGTTCCCACCACAGCGCCAAACCTATTGCTGGCGCTATTGGTAAGCGTAACTGTTGGGGCTATCCTCATGGCAACCGGGAAGTTACCCTTCGCTATATAGTCATTGGCAACCGTAACGTCTCCAGAGAATGCCAGCCTTGGGGTGTCTGAGGCGTAAGAATTTCCAAGGAAGTACCTCTGGCATAATTCAAGCTCTTCTCCGACCATCCTCCTTTCAAACTCGGTGGCGGAAGACCCAATTTCGAGCTGGACGTGAGAGAATTCGTAGGTATTACTCGACTGCCCAAGCGTGTCTGTCCTGGCATTAAAATCAGCGCCAGCATCAACCCAGAATATTACCGCCATGTAATCATTTTCGTCAGTTCCTAACGTCTTTCCAGCAATACTTGGTATTGAGGCGGTAACCGTGTATTGCGCCCAGTCAGTTGTAATGGCGATCTTATTGACCTCTATTCCAGTGACCGTGGCTGACGGTGCCCCTCCAGTACCGAAATTCTGTACAAATTCGACAGATATATTTGAGGCAACGTTTGACCTGGCATAGAACGACATGGTTACGCTGATCCCAGCCAGCACATGAACGCCCTCTATGCGCTGCTCCTTATTGCAATAATTAGCAGCACCGGCAGCAGACACGGTTACCAATCTGCAGTAATATCTCGGCTGATCGGGAACGCCTGTTTGCCCCAAGGAAAACTCCTGCCGACTGTTGGTGAACGTTGTCCCATTATTGCCGATATACCACCTGTCGTCAGATCCGTAACCGGTAGCCGTGTGGGAGGTGTTTCTTCTCCATAATCTGAAGTCTCCGTTGATAATCCAATTTTTTCTCCCATTAAGTGGCATATCGGTGGTGAGCGCAACGGTTCCATCGCTATCAGGGAAGGTATAAGTGCGGGAGGCGGTGTTTGAGTTTGTCAGGAATGACGTGAATGTATTGAGGACATTAAGGAAGTTTATCTTCAATAAGGTCAATCCTACGAAACCATTACTGGCATTTTTGTTCGCAGACGCCTCTGCGCCCAACCTGGTCCTGGCGTTGGCCGCAGTAAGGGACTCAAGGGCGGTGGCGCCGGCATTAACAAACACGGCCTCATTAGCGTGAGTGGCGAGAGGCGGCAGCTTGGCGAAGCCAGTTTCGATGGCGTCGAATTCAGCTCTTATCAATGCCGGATTGCCGAGCGAGTTGTTCGCTGGCGCTCCAGTGCTGTCGTAATATTCATTCGGCATCGAATCACCTCGTGCTCTTTGTCATGTAAAACTGCAGCAAGCTTCCATTGAAGGTAAGCTCTGCGTCATAGTCGCTGGACCCAGCAAACTTCAGGCCGATATTGGTGGCAAGCCCCATTGTTGGGAATTTCTCTGGCACTAACGTTTGGCCATCCCAGTAAAACTGCCCCCACGTGAAAGATCCCCAGAATACGTCACCAAGAGTGATCTCTCTGGTAGTTAGGGCTGGCTGCGGAGTGTACGCCGACTCGTACTCCAAACTGTAACCAAACTGGAAACTGGCGTATCCTGAGCCGGTAACATCGAGAGTCGTTACGATATACCGCTTATAAAAGGTTGGACTACCAAGGCTGTCATGGGCGAGATAGAAGTACCAAGCCCTGGCATCTCCATCAAAACTTGTTCCCTGGAATAGCTCGTAGACGTTACCGTCATCGCTGCCGATCATTATGAATTCGTTACCGCCACTGTCCTCCGCTGAGCATACGCAGACCGCCTTGTCGTTAAACTCCTGCTCCATCGCAGAGACAAGTTTCGTGCCAACTATGGTACAGAATAGGGCGGTCTTGTCATCGAAAAAGATCATATAGAGGTTCTTCTCGCGGCTGATCGCTGTGGCGGTGATTTGATTTTTCTTCGAATCCATGTAGCTGTCAAACTTCACAGACATAGTGGAGTCGGAGAAGTTGCCGTATACCTGCGCGGCGCTCAGCTTGGTAATTCCACGGTTGTCAACGAATATAGTATCGCCTATCCTCTGGGAAGTCCACTCAAGGGCACCGAGATTCTGCTTGAACGAGACGAGGTTCCAGTCGCTAATGTTGGACCCGTACAGGATCGACACCTCACTCGTGCTGAATATCGTCAATGCGCTCGTTCCATCTGATCCTGGCTGGGAAATAAACCCGGTAATATGATCGCCAAGGCCAATCTCGCCAGCGCCGAGAACCAGGATCCATTCATATGGTAGCCCAGGCTGCGAGTGTTGCGCTGACCCACGGAAGGAGAAGAATAGCTGCTGCTTGTGGATATATACGTGAGTGGGATAAGAGGTCATCCCCGTCTCGATTGGCATGTAATTCACGCCATCGTACTCGAATCCAAGATTCCTGCCATCACACCCGTACATCTTCTGAGTATCCTCAGATCCCGTGAAGTTGCCGTTCGTAAACTCATATCTCCCGCCAGGATTAGGGATAGTGATAGCAGCCGAATCCCCGGCTATGGTGGCAACATTCAGGTTGGCTCCAACCCTCAGGGTTTCAGCTTGGAATGTGCCGGTCTGCGAGGCGAATACCATTCGTCCTGCAGCGGTGCCAGCGGCCCATGATCCCGTGGCCAGTGCGGTCCTACCGACTACTGCGGTTGCGCCCGAGATCTCGCCGGTAATGGTGTCTCCATCGGCGATCACGTAGGTTCCGCCAGACGTGAAGTCCAGCCTGAGGCCAAGGGCCACTGCGGCCCATCCTGCAGCCGAAGCCTTCCACATACCAACAGCGGTGCCGCCTGCGTTATTCCTGAAGCAGTACCAGTTGTCTTTGAAGAACCATACCCCCAAGATCGATCCTGACCCCGTAGGAGGGGCTATATCGGCCCTGTAATTGTCGGCGGCGAGATTCAGGTACTGGGCGTCGAGTAGTCTTGTGGAAGCGTCCAGAGCAGCCGGTACGGCGCTCATGGTGGCTTGCGTGACACCGCCCACCTTAACCTCTCCCCCATGGAGGTGCCAGGTGCCAGAGAGCTTAGTGGTTACGAGGTATGTGGTGGCGTTGACAATTACCACGGCAGAGCCTGAGGCGTCATTGTCGGTTACCGTATCGCCAGCGTTGATTAACCCGGTAATGGTGACGGCGATGATTTGATATACCGCGTCGTGAGGCTTGGGCTTGCCGCTGAAGCGCTCGTAACCGCCAGTGGTACGGTAGCCGCCGTTGATCCGTTGGTAGACGTTCTTGGACTCCCTGACGGTGCCAGAGGGTATTTGCACCCTGGCCGTCTCGGTGTCAAGCCCGCCTTTATATTCGATGTATTTCGTGTCCACCCTTGGGGCGGAAGATTGCTTGGCCATTATACCAACGGTTCCCCCCACGTCACTCTGGGGAGGTACTTCTTCTCCATGCGGCGAAGCAGCTTTCTACACTCCCTGGTTCCGGTAGCGAACTTGTCAGGCTCTCCATACTCGACAGCGTAGTAGGTCAGGGCCTTCCATATGACTATCCAGTGGTAATCTTTGTGGAAAAGAGGCTCGTGTGCGTCTGCGGTCATCTCGTGATGGGCGCGGAAGTACTCCCCCTTGAGGGTATAGGCCAGGTCAGGAATGGGGTAAAGGACGACTGTATCGTCAGGTTTGATGGAAAAAGCTATCGGCCTGCCCGTCTGGGTCAAGCTGGTGCCGATCTGATAGGCAAGCCGAAAGTCCTTCCATTCCATGTAGTAGATCTCTGATTCGTCTGATGCATTCAGGAAGATCCGCCAGTCCTCTGGCGCAAACTCCTGGAAGTCTGATATACTCAGATCCGTCGCAGTATAAGATCCGTCAGCCGGGGTCAACACCTTACTGAATTCCTTTCGCAGGAATTGCCAGGTCGTGTGGATACCCTGGATGTCGTTATAAGCCTCGTCCAGCCAGTCGATGAGTTGGAGGAATTGACCGGTCTGGCCCAAGGTCGTGGTAGGACCGGCGAAGTTTACACCGGCCTTCCTGCTTAATCTCTGCGACATCAACAGACGGTCCATAACTACCTCATGGTTTGGGTCATCACCATCTCAAGCCATATTCCGCCACGCGGGTCAGGGTCTGCGATGATCGTGAACGGGTAAGTCTGTCGCGTGACAGGCACCATAACCAGGCTCGCCGGGTCGAAAGGATCTTGCCGTCTCTGGTCGAACTTCGTCACAACGGAACGGGCCAGGGCCTCGACGTATTTCCGTTTTACTTTCTGCTTGACTCCACGCATGATAGGCTGGGTATTGCCGTTCACGTTAGGAGTGATAACTCTGAGTGCGCCTTCCTGGTTGTCTTCATAAACCATAATCACCAGGATCTGATTCATAAAGGCCTCGAAGTCCTCAATTTGCGTAGGGTCGAAATCATGAACGACCTCGATATTCCTGCCGCCAGTGCCAATCTCTGGCATGGTAAGGGGTTGACCTGCATTATTAAGGGTTACGTCGGTTTCTTTACGGGCCATGATATTCTCCTTGTTGTTTTAGAATAATGGCCGGAAGTATAATAACGCTTCCGGCCATTATAGTTACCACGTCATAACTATGGTATGACTTCTGTTAGGACGTCAAACCAACCAGCGGTACGCCCATTGCGATGTCATAATAAGTCTCGGTGATACCGCCAGCGTCGAGCGCGGTGGTTCCGGGGGTGAAGGTCACCGCCACGGTTTTCACTTTGACTGCGCCAAACGGACACTTACCGGCGTCGGGGGTCGGCCATTCGAGACGGCCAATACCGGCAACCAGCCTGGTGTTCAGGACTTCCACACCCTTAACGCTGGTCACGTTGCCACCGGAATCCACCTGCATCAAATAGATACAGGTGGTGTCTGCGGCCTGTACGGTGTCAGCGGACAAGGGGAGTACGGTTGCGGCGTCGGCTTTGTGATAGGCGATACCGTCGATCACGAAGTCAATACCGGCTCCATTCGGCGCGGCAATCGCGGGTCCAGTTTTCGCACCGTCACCGATCACAAGACCGGCCTTCGACAGGCACATGGTTCCGCCACGGGGATCGTCATTCAGGTTATTCATAATCTTACTCCTTGAGATTGTTAGTATCTCGTTTATTCTTACGAAGTCAGGACTTCACTTGTTGCTGCGGCGGAAAGAGTCGCAGGTGCAGATGCCGGTTTCGGTGCCGTGAGGCCAGCAACCAGCGGTGCGGTAATGCTTGCCGGGATGGTGGGCGGCGTGACTTTATGGCTGTCGAAGCCAGTCAGGGCAGCTCTATCCCAGGTGCCTACGGTTGCGTCGGTGAAGGTTGCAGCTCCATCAACTCCATCAACATCATCGGTGTTCGCAGTCCAGCCAGCTCCGAGCAGGTTCTGGATTACCAGTTTTGCAACGGGACAGAACATTGACGGCAGTTGGTCGGCGATTATATCGAGTGCGGCGTCGGCTGCAGCGGCGTCGGCATGGGTCATTGCGCTCACAGTACCGGCGATGCCGTTCGAGGCCAAGGCGTAGGTTGCGTTCTGGGCCAGGTTCGTGACAATGAGCCATCCGCCGTATTGCGACTGGCCGATTGTGTCAGCGTCGTCAAAGGTCTTGTCGGCCTCTGCGGCGATCTGGGCGATCCTCACACCGTTCAGCATGACGTCTTTGGTGCCAGTTGAGTAGCGTTCCGGGGTAGTACCCACGGCAGTGGCTGCGCCGTTCGCTATGGTCAAGCCAGTGGCCTTCTTGGGGGCGTTCTGGACCTTGTATACCACACCAGTGGCGGTGCCGCCGCTCGTGTTCGTGGTGCCGATATTGAATCCACCAGCGCCTGCGTCGGTCACGGTGAAGTAGCCGATGACTGCGGTGTTGGCGGTCGGTGCGACTGCGGACAGACACAGGAGGGCGTCCTCGGCATTGTCGAATGCCATCTGTGCGCCAGTGTCCTGGGTCGTTACGGCCCCTGTTCTGTCGATCAGAATTCGCCATGCGCCATATTTGTTCTGGACGATATCGCCAGAGTCTTCGAGCGTGATAGTGGTGTCGAGGGTGGCGTAATATTCCTGGCCACCGATACGATACCGGACATTCCCGGAGCCGAGAAGTGTTACTGCAGCGGTTCCAGCGATACCGAAGTCGCCACCAATCACCCCATCTGCCATATTGAACGAAACAATATTACCCATGACGTCGCTGTCCGCGTCAACCTCGGTCATCCAGGTTACGGCGGTAGCATGGTCGTCATGCAGCTCCTCGATAAGGGTTTCAGCCCCGTCTGCAGCGGTCTTGAACGTGGCATGGTCGGTGCGAAGCTCGTTTGCCACGGTTCGCAGAGCGTCCAGCTCGGTCTTAATCGACTCCCAGATTTTTCTGATATGAAAGGCGTCGGCGATGTTTGCCAGGCTCGACGCTCTTTTTTTGATACTCTCAGCCATTTTCGTTTACCTCTCAAAGGTTTAATGTCCGCTACTGACCAAGCTCGTCAAAACTTGGTCAGAGCTTAGTCAGTTACGCGGTCAGATCTTACAGGTCGGTTACGCCAGACTCGAAGCGGACGAACCAGTTCTCGTTGGCCCGTACCGGCGCATACCAGAAGTCAGCACCAACATACCCGAAGGTTCCGCTGGGGTTCGCATGACTCTTCTGGCTGGGCGGCAGATAGGTCGGAGAGATGGAAGTCTTGCCATGACCCTTGAGGGATACGTGGCCCCATGCCTCCTCGGCGATGACAAGCCAAGGGTAGACGTCAACGGCTGCGGAACTGTTCTTCATCCCGTTAAGGGTGGCAGATCCAGCGGCCAGGAAAGGACGGAGCAGGGCCGAGCTTACGAACCGGAATTCCTCGCATGCACCGAATTCCCTGTCGTGTACCGGCTTGATCGCGGTGCCGTACTTGATGCGGTCGGTGAAGTTCGGGAGATCCCGGACGTCAGCGGCGCAGTCGGTATGACAGAAGACGACGAAGCAGGGGGCGACACCGGTCGTACCGAAGTTCGGACCCGGTTTGATGGAAGTCGTCACCTTGGCACCCAGGTTGTTCTCCAGGGTACGGGTAATGGACCGGAGTTTGCTGATGGAGATCGCGGTGTTAACTGCTCCACGGCTGGACCCGTTCGCGTACACGACGGTCGTTCCTGCCTTGAATTCGCCAAATGCGACGAGTTCGGCAACCTCACCCATGGTCTTCCCGGTGAGCATTTTCATGTCGTTCGGGATGTCATCCTCGTACATCAAAGCGGCCTTGGAGGTCAGTTTGAAGAGGACGGCGTACTGCTTCAGGGTGAC